GGTGTCCAGGCAACTGATTCAACTGGTGTTACACAATTCACCTATGAAGTACCTAATGTTCCTGGTGAGGCACTTCCAAACCCATTAGGTACATCTGTTGAACTGTCATCTGATACAGTTACCAGTGCATCTCCATACATCTATAGTTGTTCCCTGAGATCTGTCTATGGTATGTGTGGTGTTCATGTTGATGGTAAATTGACTGATGGTTTCAAATCAGTTGTTGTTGCACAGTTCTCTGCTATCAGTCTTCAGGTTGATGACAAAGCATTTGTCAAATATAACTCAACCAGTGGAACATTTGATGACTCAACTACTGTTCCTAATCTTCACACTGACATCGATGCTATCTACAAACCAGCATACGAGAATTATCATATTAGAACATCCAATGATGGATTTGTTCAGATAACATCTATCTTTGCAATTGGTTTCTCTAATCAGTTTGTATCAGATAGTGGTGGTGACTCTTCTATTACAAACTCCAACTCTAACTTTGGTCAGATTGCTCTGACATCTAGAGGATTCAAGACCACTACATTCAACCAAGATGATAATGGATATGTTACTCAGGTCATTCCACCTAAGTCACTGAGACCAGAGAGAACTACTGTTGAATTCCCAGCATTTGATATTTCTAATACAGTAAGTATTGGTAACTCATCAAGACTTTACATGTATGAGTATAATAATATTGATACTGCTCCACCAAGTGTTATTCAAGGTTATAGGTTTGGTGCTAAAAAGAATGAAAGTGTGAGTGTCCTTCTTCCAGACTCTGGTACAACTAAAGTATTTACTGCAAGAGTTGTAATGGACAACACTGCAAATACTTCTAATGAGGTAACAGGTAAAAAGTTATCAAGAGTTGGTAATAATGTATCTACTGGTAATAGTATTACCAATTCCACACTGACATTTATTCAGGACCACCAGTTCTTACAAGGTGAGTCTGTTAGAGTCATTGCAAATGATGCAAGACTTCCAGATGGTTTGAACTCTAATAAAGTTTATTTTGCAATTGTAGATGGTCTTCCAAGCGATCAGATTCAACTTGCAAGGTCTTTCAATGATTCACTAACATCTAATAAACTGTCTATCAATAATCTTGGTGGAACTCTGACTGTTGAAAGTAGAGTCAACGATAAGAATCCTGGTGATGCAGGACATCCAATTCAGTTTGATAGTACAAACGATCAGTGGTTTGTCAATGTATCATCTGCTTCTACAGAAAATAATCTGTATCCAAAACTGACTGGTGGTGGTCTTGGTGAAGCAACACCAAGAACTTATATCACCAGACAGAAAGATACCAGACAGGCTGATGATAGAATTCATAAGCTGAGATATGTTATTCCATCTAACACTGGTAGTGATTCTGCAAGACCACCACAAAATGGTTTTGTGATTCAAGAGTCAGGTAATGTTACTGGTATCAACAACACTGAAGTTCAACTTGACTTCAACCCTGGTTCAGTAACAATGACCAGTGACATTCAGATGAGAAACTTTAGTTTCATCTCTAATGTCAATTATAAGAATGGTATTGCATTCTATTCAACAGAACAACCACATAGACTATCTGTTGGTTCTACAGTTCAAATCAATAATGTTACATCCACTCTGTTCCCAACAGTAGGTGCTGGTAACTCTGGTTATAATGGAACTTATACAGTTACTGGTATCACCAGTGCTAAGACCTTTGAAGTATCTGAAATCAAAGCAACTGCTGGTTCATTTACTAACAATACATCACAAAGAACAACTGCACTTCCAACATTCTCCAGAAAGAGTTTCAACAAAAATTATTATGTTTATGATGTTGAGACCATCAATGACTACAGAAATGGTGAGCAAGATGGTATTTACTATCTGAGTGTTCTCAATTCTTCTAATATTCCAGAGATTGCACCATTCAATATTGAAGACTATTCTTTCTCACAACCTATTAGAAATTATTATCCACAATTAGATAGAGATAATCCAAAGTCATGTCCTGAGACTGCAGCATGTTATGCACTTCCAGGTGACATTGGACAGGTTATAATTGATGACCCATTGAATACTCTGACTGGTGAGACATTAGAAGAGTTGTTTGTTGATACTGGCGTTGGTATTGGATTGACTGACATTGTATCTGACAATGTTGGTACTGCTTATACACTCTTTACTTCCCATGATCATGGTTTGAATAGAATCACTGTTGCATCAGTCAATAATGGTGGTGCTGGTTATGGTGATGGTTCATCCACTATTCAATACTATTATAATGCTGTATTGGAGAATATCACTGCTGGCTCTGTTGGTAGAAATGCAACAGCATTGGTAACAGTTGATGGCACATCATCTGGTGAGATTATTGATGTCCAAATCATGGATGGTGGTTCATCCTATGTTGTTGGTGACAATATGAGAGTAGTTGGTATTGCTACCACTACTGGATATAGTGCTGCAACTATTGGTGTCAATAAAATCTATGACAATAGAGACAATACCTTACAGATACAAGGTATCAATAACTATGATGGTAGAGTTTATAACGATCTGTATAAGATTACTGCGGTGTCGGACTTCAAGGAAGTTGAGGTCGTACCGCTAAATGGACCGTTAGGTATCAACACGACTGGAATTGGATTGGCTAATGCATCAAGTGGTGGTCTGTCAATTCTTGGTGATTCTTATAAGACCAGTAGTTTTGTTTATAATAAGGATGTAGGTCTTGCAACAGTTACTACAAACTATAACAACCAGTTTAGAGTCAATAACTCTGTAGTTGTTAGTGGTGCAACAGATTCATTCTTCAATGGTTCACATGTCTGTGTTGATAAGATTGGATTGACTACAGTAGTATTGGATGTTGGTATTCACACTGTAATGCCAACCATGGGTGGGGCTATTGAGATTCATCCAAATGCCGCAACTGATAACTTTGGTGATCTTGTGGTTGAAAATGGTAGATTACATGGTAGAGAGCACCATGTTTATGCTGGTATTACTACAACACTATCTGCTGCTATTACAAGTAAGACAACAGATACTATCAATGTCAGTAATATGACAAACTTTGACTTCCTCATTGGTGATTATTTGATTGTCAATGATGAGTTGATGAGAGTCAAGACTACAGTATCTCGTGTTAGTGGTGCTACTCAACTGAAAGTATTCAGAGGTGTTTATGGCTCCTTTGCTGATACACATGCTGCAGGTACAGTTGTAAGAAGAGTATTCTTCTATCCACTTGAGTTTAGAAGAAACTCACTGGTAAGAGCATCTGGTCACACATTTGAATATGTTGGTTATGGTCCAGGTAACTACTCCACTGCATTCCCATCTAAACAGACTAAGCAGCTAACATTACAACAACAGTTTAATGTTCAGTCCCAGAAGTCTGCTGGTGGTGTTATCAACTACACTGGTATGAATGACAGAGGTGACTTCTATATTGGTAGAAAGAGATTTGCTTCTACTACTGGTAAGGAACAGGTCATTGATACACCAATTCAAACAGTATCAGGGGAAGACCCTTATATTGGTGGTATTGTTGATGATACTTCTAACTTCAACTATACAGCAAGTTCTGTTGTCAAGGTAGAAAGAAATGTCATCGTTGATGGTGGAGATAAAGGTAACATCCTTTCACAGTTCAATGGACCTGTTGAGTTCTCTCAAAAAGTTGTAAGTACATCTAATGAGGGTATTGAGGCAAACAGTGTATTCTTACAGGGTAACACACAAGTTTCTCGTAGAATTACAGTTGGTATTGCCACTCCATCTAATGCTGCTAACCCTGGTGACTTGGTATTCAACGCAACACCAGAAAGTGGTGGTACAGTTGGTTGGGTTTACACCACAAACAATGAGTGGAAATCTTTCGGTACTATCAGTTCCTAAATACAAATAACATATTTTATCCTAGATAAATGGCGATAGATAAGGATTTTGTCGTAAGAAATGGCTTGCAGGTCAATGAAGACCTGCTCTTTGCTGATGACGCTAATGATCGTATTGGTATTGGTACGACAACCCCTGCTAGTAAGTTAGTTGTTATAGGGGATGCTGAAGTAAGTCAGAACTTATCTGTCGGTACAACCATTACTGCACAGAGACAAAATATTACTGGTATTATGACAGCCCAAGAGGGCTATGATATTGGTGTAGGTGGTACAGTTATAACCGCATCTGTCAAAGATAAGAAAGTTGGTATTAATTCAACAAACCCAGTTTATACTTTAGACCTATATGGTCCTGTTTCAACAGGTACTACTGCAGTATATGTTTATGGTGATGTTGAAATTACTGGTGACTTCAAAGCAACATCATTGAGTGGTCAGATATCTGCTGGTGGTACTGTTGGTTTTACCAATGTTACAGTAGATAAAAATCTGGTTGCAAATGATGCTGAAGTCTTTACTAAGTTTAGTGTAGAAGACTTTGGTGGTACACAATTTAGATTCCTAACTGCTGGTGACCCAGCTGGTATTGGTTTCACTGAAAACACCAATAACCCATCAATTTACCTGATAAGAGGAAAACATTATAAGTTCTTTGTAGACTCTGCTGGTTTCCCATTCTATATCAAGTCACAACCAACTGCTGACCTGGATAACATCTATCAGAATGGTGTTGTATCCAATGGTGCTCAGGTTGGTATTGTTACCTTCAAGGTACCATTTGATGCTCCTAACAAACTGTACTATCAAGCATCCAACACCGCAGGGATGGGTGGTACAATTTATCTCAACAATGACCAAATAACTAATGAAGTTGGTATTCTAACAGTTACAGAAAATCTGGTTGTTACTGGCCAGACAGATTTAAATAACCTGTATGTCTCAGGTATTGGTACTGTTAATAATCTGAAGGGTCCTCAAGGTTTCAGTGTCAGTGCAGGTATTCTGACGGTAAGACAAGACCAGACAGCATTGATCGGTGTATCTACTGGTACTGATAAGGTAAAAATTGGTGAAGCAAATAGCAATATTGACTATCAACTAACCTTCACTGATGCTCTGAATATTGGTAATAACTACCAAGACATGTATATTGACCTTGACAATGGTCAGTTAAGTTATAATCCATCTACTAATATTCTTACTGTAGACAGAGTTGTTGGTAACCTATCAGGTATTGCAACTGGCGCAGACAACATCAACGTTGACTTCAAGAATGATGATGTTATCTATAATGTATTATTCAGTGAGAGTCAAGGAAAGGCATATCAGAGACCTTATATTGATGACCACAGTAACCACTTTATCTACAACCCAAGTCAAAATTCACTGACTGGTTTGACACAAGTTACATCCACATCATTTACAGGTAACTTGTTAGGTGATGTAAGTGGTACTGCAACCAATGCGAATTATGTTGATATTACTGTAGATAGTAGTAATGCTGATTATAGTCTCTACTTTGGTTCTGGAGCTGGTTTCCAGAGAGTAAAGTCTGATGTTGATTTAAGTTACAATCCAAGCACAAATACACTATCTGCAGGTACTGTAAATGCTTATCTGAATGGTCTTGCATTAAATGCTGACAATATTAATGTAGATGATAGGAATGATAATACAAACTATCAAATTCTGTTTAGTACTAATCAAGGTACTGGTTATCAAAGAGCTTATATTGACAGTAATAGTGGTCAATTAGCATATAACCCAGGTACAGCAACATTTACAGCAGATAATATTGCTGGTAAAGGTGATAACATCACAAACCTGAGTGGTAGTAACATTTCACAGGGTACTATTAATGCTAATAGGATTCCTGATGCTTCTACAACTGCTCAAGGTGTTGTACAACTCAATGATACTATTAGTAGTACATCAGTTACAGAAGCAGCTACTGCAAGTGCTGTAAGAACTGCATACTTGACAGCTCTTGAGTTGATTCCTGCAGGAACACAGATGTTGTTCTGTCAGGCTAATGCACCAACAGGTTGGACTAAGGTCACTACACATAATAATAAGGCACTTAGAGTTGTCAGTGGTAATGGTGGTGGTTCAGGTGGTAATAATACCTTTACAACAACTTTTGCACAAAGAAGTGTAGTTCTTCCATACCACAATCACAATGCTTCATCTGGAAATCAAAGTCACAACCACTCACATAGTGCCTGGACACAAGGTGGTGGTAGTCATGGTCATGGTGTGAGTGACCCTGGCCACTCACACTCATACCAATATCGAACAAACAACAAAGAATATGGTAATAGGTCAAACGAGGCTTCAGGTCTTGATGATGCTACACGAAGCACAGGACACTCCTATACAGGAATTTCCATTAGTTCTTCAGGAAGTGCTCACAACCATGGTATTGGTATGTATGCTAATAACACTAATCATGCTCACTCAATTTACGTACAATATTCTGGTACCTCAGGTGCTCAAATGGACTTCAGAGTCCAGTATGTTGATGTTATCATTGCATC